AGGCATGTGTACGATATGCCCAACCCTGTTTTTCAAGGGAGGCGCAACGTTATGCGGGGGTTATGAACTCCTGGATGCGTAGCCTCCAGACAGAAAAAACCCTCGCCACAACGTTGCATGGAGGCAACCAGCGAGGGCATTCCTTATGTCTGAACAACAAGAGGATAGCCGCAAGCAGTTGCTGTTGCAAGTGTGCGGAGCTTCGTAATGACTCTTCAAAAAGCTTGCAAGTGGGTTGTGACCAACATCATTGTTCCTGTCATCATCGGAGCTTCAAGTTCTGTGTTGGCATCAGTGATTGCCTCACTTCTCCACATTGCATAACAACATTGAAGGGCGTTAGTTCGCAGTGTAACAGCAGCGCGTTGCGCCCGAACAGGCCACAGGGTAAAACCTGTGGCCTTTTTCGTTTTAGCCAGCCACAAATCCACATTGAAAAACGCCTTATACAAAAAAACCTGCCAGCTAACTGGCAGGTTTCTGAGCAGATCGACCAACCCGATCTGGATCGGACTGGAAAAATTTGCTCTAATAAATTTCGTTTTCTAAGTGCAAAGAATCACCATTTCGAGCTGGTGATTGAAGGTTGATGCAAATTTGGAGAAAAAATGCAACAAACATTCAATGCGGATATGAATATATCAAACCTTCATCAAAATGTCGATCCTTCAACCACTCTGCCTGTTATTTGTGGTGTTGAAATTACGACCGACCGCGCTGGCCGTTACAACCTTAATGCTCTACACAGAGCGAGCGGACTCGGTGCCCATAAAGCGCCAGCTCAATGGCTAAGAACGCTGTCAGCCAAACAGCTCATCGAAGAGCTTGAAAAAGAAACTATGCAGAATTGCATAGTTTCGTTCGAAGGCCGTGGCGGCGGCACTTTTGCCCATGAATTGCTCGCTGTGGAGTACGCTGGCTGGATTTCTCCCGCGTTTCGGCTGAAGGTAAACCAGACATTTATCGACTATCGAGCCGGAAGATTACAACCTGCTATTCCGCAGAGTCTCCCTGAAGCTCTCCGTTTGGCTGCCGACCTGGCAGAGCAAAAGCAACGGCTGGAGCAAAAAATGCTGATGGATGCACCTAAAGTCGAATTCGCCGAACGCGTTGCTACCGCCAGCGGGGTTCTAATCGGCAACTATGCCAAAGTGCTCGGCCTGGGCCAAAACTATCTCTTCACCTGGTTGCGTGATAACGGAATTCTGATCACAACCGGTGAACGCAGGAACGTCCCCAAACAAGAATACATATCTCGTGGGTATTTCACCCTTAAAGAAACCGTGATCGATACAAGCAACGGAAGCAGGATTTCTTTCACGACTCGTATAACCGGCAAAGGTCAGCAGTGGCTAATGAAGCGATTGCTTGATGCTGGTGTGCTGGTACCTGTCGCGGCTACGCGCTAACAGACGTAGTAAGAACCACCAGCATTGTAATGCTGGCTAAAGTCACTTTCCTGAGCTGTATAACGATGAGCGATTTTACTTTTTCTGGCTATGAATTGGCCTGCTTTGTAACACACTCCGGTCTATCCCGTAGCGCCGGGCATATCCTGTCGCAATGTGCAAATCTCGCGGCAACAACCAGTGAATACTTCATTCACAAGCCTCACCGCCTGATCGCGGCAGAAACTGGTTATAGCCAATCAACCGTCGTTCGTGCATTCCGTGAAGCTGTAAACAAAGGAATCCTGTCTGTAGAGATTGTTATCGGCGATCACCGTGAACGTCGCGCTAACCTGTACCGGTTTACACCATCCTTTTTGGCCTTCGCACAACAAGCCAAAAATGCGCTGATTGAAAGCAAATTAAAGATCTCTTCAGCCGCAACCAAGGTTAAAGCTGTTCTCGCTAAGACATTGGCTTTATTTAATTTTTTATCCACACCCCCATGTCAAAATGATACCCCCTCCCCCTGTCAGGATGACGTGGCAATAAAGAATAAGAAGTCACAAATTAAAAAAACAAAAAGATCAGTTTCCGGCGGTACCGGAACGACCAGGCTCAAAAATTTGACTTCCTGGATCGCTGAGGCAAAAGCAAAGGCTGACAATCTGCGGTTATCCAAAAAACGCGCTCAAAAACATGAGTTCAAGCAGAAAGTAGAGGCGGCTGCGCGGAAATATGCTTACCTGAAGAACAAGCGTTCGCCTGATATTGGCGGGATATCAAACTTCGATAATCTACCGCATTGCATGACGGTAAACGAAGCTCTTAATGCGGTTTTAGCCAAAAATAAAGATAACGAACAATGGGGTATACCGGCAGGATTCAGAGGGTGATAGATTGCTCTAATCTGGAGTCACCTGGCGTTTTCAGTTTGAGGTCGGAGATGCAATCTGATTTTTTACAGTTAGCGATCGCTTTTGCAGGATATGTTTGTATTGGCTTCTGTGTATACATGATCAGCCGAAAAATGCTTGTCGATATCGACCGCAAAGAACGAGCAGAGGAGATCTTAGTATGGATTTTCTTTTGCGCGGTCTGGCCATTAGGGATCATGTTTGCTGCAACATTTCTTCTGATGTGGATATTCACCCTTCCAGGTGATTTATATAGAAAAAAAGCCAGACATTGATACAATCGCTGCGGGTGCTTGAGGCTATCTGCTTCAGGCATTACCCGACAAGCAGATAGAAGAAAGCCCCAGATAACATTACGCGTCCTGCAAGACGCTTAACATTAATCTGAGGCCATATCTATGCTTAGCATACGTAGATTAGCCTCTTACCGACCAAAAGGTCAAGGAGAAGCAGGCTATGAAGCAGCAAAAAGCGATGTTAATCGCTCTGATCGTCATCTGTTTAACCGTCATTGTGACGGCATTGGTAACGAGGAAAGACCTCTGCGAGGTACGAATCCGAACCGGCCAGACGGAGGTCACTGTCTTCACAGCCTACGAATCTGAAAGGTAAGAGACCTGGCGGGGAGAGATCCCCGCCACTCTTCGTGTGTCAGGTATCCTCAATGCACCCTTTCCTCTCCAAATAAAAAAGCTCCCGAAGGAGCTTTAAAATACAAGGGATGACTCTTAATCCCACTCAATCCAGTTGTAGACGATACGAAGTGACGGGCGCACAGCAGCAGTCACATCTTCGGTACTAAAGTCGATTGCATCACTGTAGATTTTGCAGTCCAACATTTCAATTGTTGTAGCAGCTTTTGTCACAGCGTTAACCCCAGAAGATTTGGATTCAGGGGTCGCAGCCATCGTGATATCAACATAGTCCTTCGCCGCAATGCGATCTTTAATGAACTGAAGAATATCGCCTTCGATAGTCTCCACGCACTGGACCTGGATTTCCCCAGAGTTTCGAATTGGTCCGTGCTGGTTGAACTTCACACCATTCGGACCATAGTCCTCCACATCCTCGCGAGTCATTTCAGGGATTTGCGACGTGCGAACCAGTACGTTGATATCTTCATAGCCTGCAAAAGTGAGCTGGAATTCAGAAGATACCAGTCGTTCGCCTTTGGCCGCGTTGGCAGTATAGCGGCCCTTAATAAATTTACGGTTTCCCTTAGTGTTATTGTGCCCCATATAAAATCCTTTTACTGGAACGCCCGAACAATATCGGAGCTGTTATATATCGAAGAACCGGTCAACTGGAGGTTGACGGTGTTTTTCAGGAAATGCCCATTGCTGTCCCTGGGCGCATCGAGATCGAAACTTATGTCCTGGATAGCGACATCAATGATGTTGATCCGGCGACCAATGTTTAGCGTCACACGCTCCGGGATTCGACCACCAATACTGGCATCTTTAAGTTCCGGGCTAATCATCGCTGACAATGCGGCGATAGCTCCTGAAACCTCCGTGAATGGGTCAAACAAAGCGATGAAAGTTACTGGCAGCGTGAAAGTCGGCGGTGTTCCCCCTTCCCAAACCATTAAGCTGTTCCAACGAGCAACAGACGTTGTTTCAGTACCAACCTGCGCAAAACCACTGAAGGCACCAGCAACAGAACCCATGGACATACCAGTAAAAGGTGCTTCCCAATTCTGGGCCATGTTCATTGCCGCTCCCTGGCTGATATATCCGGTAACCTGGTACTGAGAGTTCGTTAAAGTAACTTTCAGATATGGCGATACACCGTCAGCCTGACTGTAAACTCCATAAGCTATAGGAGCCATTCAAGTTAAAGGCCGGAGTTCTCCGGCCTCCTCCCTTAGCCAAGGCGCTTACGGCGCAGTTTCATTGACTTTTTGCGGGCAAGTTTTGCCGCGCCAGTCTGGGCTTTACGACGCGCTTTTTTCAGCGCCGATTTTTGAGCCGCAGTCAGACGTTTTTTACGCAGACGTTTACGGATGAGCTTGATCTCACCGTTACGAACAACCTTCTTAAATGCTTCAGTCAGCATTTCATCAGAAGTGCCAGCAACAACAAACGCCGCTTCCAGTTCGTCGCGGTCGTCGCTATCCAAACCAGCGATAGCGGAACCAACATCAGCAGCTGCGTCGTCGTCTTCATCGTCGGCCAGTGCTTCGATCAAGTCATCATCTACACCGCATGCTGCGAGGAAGTCAGCAACATTTGCCCATGCTTCGTTATAGGCATCGTCCTGTTCTTCTGTAACTTCGGTATCGTCGTCGTCAGAGATACCAGCGATAGCCTGAACGAAACCATCAAGGGAGTCGAAAGTCAGATCACCGCTATCAGCCCAGACGAAAACGGCATCGGCCGCATTACTCAACGAATTCTGCATAGCACTTCGATTTGCAGCTTCCAGAATCATCTGGTGCGCCTGTTCGACGGTCCATTCTTTACCGTCTTTCCCTTCCAGGATTTGCTCAGGAGCCGGGGCAGATGGAACGTTATCGTTAGTCTGTGCCGCCGGTTCCGGATTATTATTAATAACCGGATCTGTTGGCGGTTCGGCGCTTGCTCGGGCAGACTCCATCAACTGCACAGGATCAGAGTTCAAAGCGAAACGAGACAGTCCATTCCCCAAAAATGCCCCGGATTGAAAAAAGTTTTTGCTCATTGTATTCCCTTACTTAATAAGCAGCGGTACGCCCTGGATACGACGGGCTACGCCAGTCGGGCAGCAGGCCAAGACTACTTCCCATTTATCGAATTCCGCCTGCGTAACTTTCAGCACATACGGTTCTGTACCGTCAGCATCAGGATCACGAGGAGCCACCAGAGCGCCGGAGGCGACAAAGCGATCTAAAAGTTTGGTCATCCCTTTAGTCAGGCCAGCCGCAGTAATACCGTCCGGGCTATGCTTCATCTGTCGGGCTAACTGGACAAAGAAACGGCTGATTGCATTCATCAGGGATGGGACGTGCTGGAAGTGCAGATAGTTATCCTGCGTGCAGCAAGTTAAAGCATCGTCGATGATCATCTGGCCAGAGGTGCCAACAGATACTTTATTGAGACGGCCCTTGACCATTGCTTCTTCGTCCGGGGTATCTTCCGGATACAGCGGTTGAATTGACGCACGAGCAATGACGGCACGTTCTTCACCAGCCGGTGAGTAATGCCAACCGCCGACATCAGAGTTTTTCTTGACGCCACGAGCTTTCGCCGCATACGCCACGCCAGACAGACCAAAGACCACACGGGATTGGGTCCATTTGTCTTTGCAGGAGAACGGGTAGTGATAGACAGAACAGCTTACATAATCGGTACCAAGTAAACCGGTATCCTCAACAGCTGGTAGTGCTTCTGCGTACGTTAATGTCGGTTTGACATCAAAGAAGCCATCAATAAGGCGATCTGCACAGATTTTACCTAATGCGGTGATAGCCGCATTGTCATAGCAGCCCAGGCCAAGAACAGCGGTGTACATGTACGGCGCATTGTTCAGCACTTTCACCGCACGCAGGTACGCAGCTGTTGATATTTTCGACTGATCACCGTTGGTACCACCAGTGAACGCCAACGATTTTTTATTTGTTACTTTCGCCGTCGAAATCAGCTCTTCATTAACAACCGCGCGCAGATATTTAGAACGGGCTTCCAGAGCCGTAGGCAGATAACACAAGCGGCCCATGTCATCTTTCGCTTCTTCCGCCAAAGACACAGTGTGGGTCTCCAGGGTCGTTACCACGCCGAGCGAAGTCGTCTGGGTCAGTTTTAAGAGGAAGCGTTCATTACCCGCGCTGTCCGCTGTTGCCGTTTCGATGGTTAACTCACGGGTAGGTGAAATACACGGATCACCATCATCAACGTAGATAGCAAAGGCTTCGCCGCTATCAAGTTCAATTTCAGAACCGTATGGCAACGCACTGTAAGCCGGTTCGCCTGATTCATCGAACATAATAATCGGGAACTTCGCATCATCCGGAACAGCACGGACAACATAACCAGACGTTTGCTGAATAGCTTCGTACACATGGCGAATTGGTTCGAACTGTGAGCCGGAAGACGGCTTCAGCGGTTCGCCGAGAACATCTTCGTAATTGGACTCAGTAACCGCAAGAACAGTAAACGGCTTGCCACGCGCAAATACGCCAATACCAGCCCATAAGCTGCTATTTAATGCAACACCGGTAGATAACGTCGCATCGGCATTGATCGGGCTAACCGCTACGCCGGATGCATTACCTAATGACTGTTGAATTGAATATTGAGACATAACTTTCCCTGTTATGCGCCCCGCACGGGGGCGCTATGTTAAACGGAGAACTTCCCCTGATTACTCAGAGTCACCGGCATCAATCGTGTCGCCGCTAATGAAGTTAAGCCCGCCTTTTTTGGCCATTGTCAGCGTTACACGAGTGAAGTAATCAGCGCCGTTGCGTGGGTGCATATCGTTGATAGCCGAACCCCACAGCGTGGTACGGTTGACCAGCGCCGGAGTGGTCGGATGCTGGAACGGGATGGCCGGGACAGCATCACCAGTCACGAAGCCTGCTTTACCCGGATTTTCATCACAGACGTAGCACAGCACATCCATCGAGCTGAACTGAATGTTCTCTGTCGTTAAGTTCTTACAAATACCAGCAGGTACTTCGTACACTTTCACGTTACCGAACAGGGTACCGATGTAGTGAACATACGGAGTCTGGATATAGTCTTCGGCTGGCTGGAAGAAATCCTTCGGCAACTGTTTGAAGAAAGATGCTGCATCAGCACCAGCAAACATCCCCATCGCACCAGAAGATTTAACGCGCTCAATAATGTCGCGATATACAGTCTGGAATTTGCCACGAATGATGGTTGCCCATACATCAAAGGACTGGTTAACCGGCAGAGCGATGTCAAAGGTGTCGGTCGCAAGAGTACGCCAGATCATGATGCGAAGACGCAGCATATCCTGTTCATGAGACAGGTATTCCTTCAGGGTGCGGAACTGTAGGGAACCCAGGTCCAGACCAAATTCACGCTGTGCTTCATACGCCGCCTGTACCGTGTGCTCAGCCGCGATAACGAACTGGCTTGGGAACAGGGTGTATTTCTTCATTTCGTGGTTGATCAGCGGGATCAGCTCAGGAGCGGCTTCAATATTGATTTCCGTCTCAATTGCGATCTCAGTGCCTTTATCCGGCGCTTTGGAGAACGACAGGGCAATCTGACCAATGTTGTAGTTCAGAGAGCAGGTAACAGTGATTTGCTCTCCAGCTGCATTAGTAAACGAGTGAAGTAGGCTGCCGGAACCGTTATCAACAACAGACTTAATACGGTTAACGTAGATATTAGTGCGACCTTTTCGGATTGGTACATTCTGGCCTTCGAAGTCTTCCATCTTGAAGGTTGCGGTTTTGCTGGTGCCATCGGAGCTTGCCACCAGCACATAGCGGCGGCGTAACTGGCTGTACACACCGACGGATTGCATGTCCAGAACATCACCAGCAGCATAAGAACCAAAAGAGGAACCTGCCACGTTAAAGACTTCATAGATGTCGGACTGGTCACGCGTAACCGGAATGAAGGTACACGCATCAGCGGTAGCTGCCCCCAACTGAACAGGCAGGATCATCGCGAGGAATAAAGGCAGACGCATAACACCGTCAGAAACGCTCATCATCTCTGCTGCGACGGATTCCAGCATCGCTTTATTAGTGGCATCCATGCTATTGCGGGTGGACTCAATCAGGCAGTTTTCCAGCGTCTGGTGGCAGGAGGCCAGAATTTCCGGACGCGGCATAGATTTATGTGCTGCGGCGTAGTCAGCCAGTGCACTTGCCCACGCTGTAGCGATTTGAGCGGTGGCATTATCAGAGATACCCGCAAAAACCGGGTCTTTACGTGCAGCTTCAAGGATAGATGCGGCACGCGCGGCATCATCTTTAATGAATTGGTTATCAGTACCGAACTGCGCAGTGCTTGCCCAGCCAAGCACAGCTTTAGAGCGTTTTGCGATATCTGCAATACGATTCTGGTATTCGCGTAAGTTACTCAATTTACTCTTCCTTAAACACAAGGCACTTGTGTGAATCCCTTTTCGGAAGAGATTTTATTGAAAGTCACTTGTTGACTTTCTCGTGACAAGCAATTTTTTTATTTTTTTCGGGAGTAGGGGAGGAAGGTAAAATCCAAGGTGAAATCGTGGCGATTTCACCTTGAAATTTTAGATGGATTTACTTTAAAAACAGTAGGTTAATAGTGAAATTTGAATGGCGAAAGTTTAAGGCTTCGGCTTTTTATCGAGGCTCTTTCTAAGGATATGCCCAATCATCCTGTCGAGTTCTTCCTGTAGCTCTTTTGAAAGTCGATTAAACTCATAAGAAAATGCACGGCCTTTCACGCGCTTCCTTGCAAAGCGATCCTTGTCCTCAAATTTCCATAATTCAGTAACTACGGACTTATCTTTAGAACCTTTATCCGTGAGTAGTGAGGCTTCCTTTGTTATCAAGCGCAGGATTTTATTTTTAACTTCATCTTCGGCCATTTCTTCAATGGATAAGATGTCGTTTATTTCCGGGGATATGTTTTGAATAAGCTGATCAAACTCTAAATTCTTGTTCCCCATTTCGTCGCCAACAGCACAAAGCGTTTTGTAGTCCGAAAAGGTTAATTCCGACTGCACAGGGAAAAGGGCGACTAATTCTTCCGGAGCACTCGCTGCCTGGAGAGCACGCGTGACCTTCGCCTGAGACAGCCCTTCTTTGGCTGCAATATCCTTCTGACTCATCCCATCATTTTTCATTCGCATCAAACGCAGACCTATTTCTCGAATGCTGTGCTGCAATGCTGTCTGAACGTCTTTCGCTAAATTTTGCGCTTCCTGAACGCTGATCTCCTGGTCCGTGACTAAAACCCGCAACCCTACGTTCTCTAAGATGGCAGAAGCTCGACGCCGGGAACCATCCAAAATTTCAATTTTCCCTGTAGCCCGTCTAACACCTATTGCAGGGTAAAATTGCTGATGCTTAATAGTGCTTCGGATACTTTTTAATGATTTTGGCGTAAGAGATGCCTGGTCACGCCCGTTGTTATGCTGATCAACAAAGGTATCGCTTTCTACCTGGTTCGGAGGTATTACCTCTTCAATAAATGTGGCCTGGCGACCAGTTGATAACTTGAATACCTGCTCGACTCGATCGCCAGAGGCTGAAGAACTATCAAATCCGCTTAATATTGAAGGATTAAGGGTTCGCCCAATTGTTGGTCTGTTTTTCTTTGACATGGGGGTTTCTTACTCCTCAGTTAGATCTGATAAATTCAATACGGTCAAAAACTGCTTTAGCAAAATCTTCCGCAGCAATTCGCGCGTTCTTCAATGCATCAGCACTACCAACATATGTTGCCGGGTTAGCTGAAATAACAGTGTCAAAAGACTCGCCGCAGCGTTCAAAACCGTCAAGGCGAGGGAGGACAACATCAAGCATATCCCCACCGAACACTTCTTTAGCCAGGCTATGGCAATACTTATGGTCTGCCTTGTTACTCAACTTGGACATAAAACCAATGTTAGTTGCAAGCTGACACTCGCAGCCTTCATCCGAAATGAGTTTCACCAACTCAGGAAGGCGGGCAACGTATTTAAGCGATGAGTGGAAATCAACCGTTGCAGGCGGCAGAGGTGTAAACAGTATATTGGCCGAGGCCAAAGCATTTTTCAGGAAGGCATCAAGGTGAGGACCACTATCAACGAGGATAAAGTCATAATCGCTCTTCAGCTTATCAATCACATTTTCTTTCAGGACTGCATGGATGTTCTGACCCGGTAGATGCTCATTGCACAGCTCTCTCCAATCGGATGCAATAAAGGCATCGTCAATCGACGCAGGCATAACGTCAACCCCAGGTACAACAGAAGGAACAATAAACTCCTCTAACAGCTCTTCACGGCTTACATTCTGCAACATAGCCTGTGCAGATGTTGCGTTTACGATACCAATAGAGTGTTTATGGCTTAAAAACATCGTTGCTGAAGATTGCGGATCAAGGTCAATAACCAGAATCCTTAAATCTTCCATCAGAAGATGAGGATGAGCACGCATTGCATGCGCCAGAGAAACCGTCGATACAGTTTTTGACACACCGCCTTTAAGATTGGAGATGAAAATCACATACGCTTCGCTGTAGCGATCCCGGTATTTTGGCACTCCGCGATGTTCATATATGTCAATGATGTTCTGAATTGACATCGCATATTTCATTGAAGAGCCAGCAGGGCGTTTATCGAAAACATAACCCTTTTCTTCCATTTCACTTACGGCATAGTCAACGTTCGCACGAGTCAGTAGAGGCAATTTTGCCAGTGCCGCTTTCGCATAGACCTGGTAAAACTCGTTCGCGTGTAGCTCATCCTTTTGCAACTGTACTTGTTCAGTCAGAACATTGAGCATTCTATTTGCTCTTTGAGCAACCTTGTGAAGCTGGCTGGAATCACTCATCGAAAGTCATCCTTTATGCTGTATTTTTGAATTTAATTAAAAATGCTGCATAAAATAATAATGTATGCGTAGATGCTTGTACATAGCATTCTCTGCATGTTTGGTTCATTTTGCACGATTGAGAGTTACAAGGAGGGCACAAAAAAGCCCCGTTCAGGGGCATCAGTGTTATTTGCTAAGAGCAGCGAATAATCGTTCGAAATCGATAGTATCTATAGCACGCGTAAGCGCCGGAAGTTCAGCCTCAAAGTACCCGTGTCGATCGTAAAAGAAGGGACCGAAGAGCGAGGCATGTTGGATTCTACTTCGCCCCAGCCCGGACACACAGTTAAGCCCATTACCGGCTAAAAGGCTAAAAAACTTCTCTGGATTATCGTGGTAAAGCTGGGAATCAATGGTGGCGGTTAACTCTTCCATAGGGAAGCACACCCGCCCTGTATCCCAGGGATATTTAGTCCGAAGCATAAACATTGCTTTCAGCAATTCACATTGAGCGCAGATCGCGTCCGGTTCATAGCCAGATATGGAGACATAAGCCACGTCCCTCATTCCTGCGTCATCTTTGAAAGTCACGATAGAAGTAACATCCAGCTCTTTTTCGAAAGAGCGAGCAGCATCTACTGGACGCTGAAGTAAATCATTCGACTTAATGCGCTCGAGAATCCCTCCCCACATATCATTTAGATATTCGATATGAGCCAAAACCTTATCAAGACACTCTCGTGTAAACCATTCAGTATGCCCGCCACTGGCGCTTTTCTCCCACGACGCATTCCAGGGGAAAAAGGTTGCGTGTAAAGCCCGCTCAAGATTAACTATTGCCAAACGCGTACCACGATAGACCCGTGAAAGCGCAAAATCGGGACTCACTTGTAGCCCTTTAAACCGTGCCAATGGACCACATGAAATGCCGATTTTAAAAGTATCTCCATTCTCCAGCACCAGAACGTAGAGGTAGTGTTGTTTCTCTTCTTGCATATCAATACCACTGCTTGATGAGAACCGCGCAAATGTTGACTATGCGCGAAAGTTAATGTGAATAGTTGACTATGCGCGATGTGACTACAGTCAAAAGTTGACTGTAGTCGATTTAACTCCACCAAAGATCGACTATGTAAGATATTGTCGGGAGAAACGTTGACTATACGCGATGAAATGACCCTAAAAGCCATCTCAATAGCGACTTGCAGAATATTGACGCCAGCAAAAATCCACCAGCGTCAACGAATGTCGCCTATAGTCAACTTCTCGCTATCGCATATAGTCAATATTATGGATTGCGCTTATGGATCTGGAAGCCGATTTTCCTGCCGTTTTTTATCTCTGAAAATTTAAGATATTCAATAGCTTCCAAATCTTTCATGGCTTTTCTGATAACGCTATTTTGCACGCTAACGGATGATTTGAGATTAAGCCTTGCTCTAAGGCGCTCAATGCTGACAGGTGCCGGGTTGGCGGGTAGAGCCTCAAAGAATGTATACAGTACCTTGGCCGTCTCTTTGCGCCCGAGCTTATCCAGCATCTTCAGCTTCAGGATTCGCTTATAGTCAACATAGTAAAGTTCAGATAGCTGTTTCTGCGGCTGGATCTCGATAACATCAAGCTCGGTATTCAGGCTGCTATATGCCAACAAGTTGACGTTAATGTTATTGAGATGACCTTTTGCCGCCGGGAAGCGGAATTTGACAACTGTCTGCTGAATGCGTGTCAGAGAGTCATCAATACTTTTACGGAACGCCTTTGAAAGGCGCTTACGTGGATAGCCGCATCGATCGGCAAACTCGGAGAATGGCAGGGTGATTATGCCGTCATCATCAGGTGCGTAGTCAAACAACGCGGAGGTTATGCCCACCCACACCTTAAAATCAGTATCCATATCCAGGCGTGGACCATGAATTTCAATTCCCTCATAGCCTTCCTGCTCAACAATTTTGAGGCTTGATAGTTCTTCGGTTGCGTTCGTTGTGTTTGTAGTAACTGACGATCCGCGACGTAGTGCCACATTGGTAGATTTTAAGGTTGGCACAAACACACCTAAGCGCAACAAAGCGATGGGTTGTATAGTGCTATTGTTATTGGGTTTCAGGCTGTGGATTTCTCCTGTATTTCCTGCAACTTCTTCAACGCTAAGGAAGCCTTTATTTTCTTCCGGCATCGTGGTTTCTCCATATGTGGCGCGGCCTGGCGTCATCTGGATTGCAGTTATCAACAACTGTGAATAGTCAGGCTCTAAAATCGCGTACAGTCAATATTTCTGTCGCGTATAGTCAACAATAAATCGCGTGCAGTCAACAATAAATCGTGCACAGTCAACATAAAATCGCGTATAGTCAATGTTGATCCCATTTCAGGCCAGAAATGGCGCGGCTTACAGCGATCCGGGATCTTCTTTGGATCTTCCTAGGTTCTCTTTAGGATCTGTTTATTGGATCTATGCTGTGGATAAGTTGAATAAACTGGCCAACAAAGCCGGTTGGAAGGAAGCCATATTATTCTACGCTTTCGATGAGAAGACCATGTTCATAACATTTAAGCTCATCGCCTTCATACAGGAATTGGTATCCAACACCACCACCTTCCGGCACATTAGGGAATAAATCATCACTTACCGAAGAACAAATCACACCAATGCAGCGATCAACTCCTTCTCGTTCTTCAGTGCTGAAAAAATCCTCTTCAATAAGCACTTGATTACATTGCTCATCAGCATAAGTTGGAAATACATGTTCGATACAATCTGGATGTTTTAAACCAAGCTGATCGGCAAGCTCGAAAGCATGACGGTATTGTTCAGATCCTGGCTTGCCAACAGTGATTTGCTCAATTTTGTAGATTGAAGTCGCTTTGTTGATAGTTTGCTTTACTGTTACTTTATCAGACATAAAAATCCCTTTTAGTTACTGCTGATAGCGCGGTTGTAATCATTAACGTTGCGATTCTTCCTGTTAATCCCCATCAGCATCGTTTCTGTATCAAGGATATAGGCTGGCAGATCATCAAAATATTCACTGCTAAACTCTGGCATCCTGCACATAAATGCACTTTTGGGGGCAGGGTGGTTAACCTTTGTCGGCGTCGGCGTTAAATTCGCTGATCGACTCCCGGAGCAACCGCTGAGTGTCAGCAGGAATACGCTGGCGAACATTACCCGCCGCAACCAGTTGTTTCTGAACTTCAGCTTTTCGTTCCATTTGTCTGTCTGCATACTTCGCTTGTTCTGATTCATTTTTCACTTCCTGGCTGTGAAAATGTTGATCCGCTCTATTCATCGTCTCAATGGTTTGGTTAAGATCAATGATTGACTTATCGCGCTCCTTAACAGCCTGATCAAGGCTGCCAATTTTCTCCAAGGCTTGCTTTAACTGATAACGTTCCCATGCAAACCCAGCACCAACAAGTGCGCAAATCAGGACAAGAACACCAGTAACAGCAAGTTTCTCCTTCAAAGACAAAGCTGTTTTTAACGTTGAAAAAAACGACATTTCTTCCTCCTGAAGAAAAATTATCTGTGAAGTCCTTTGTTAAAGTGTCGCCTTGTTTAATTCATCAAGAACAGAATCAGGAACCAAAGCTGCGACTGCGCTGGCGGTGCTGGCCTTATTTGCTGATGCTTCCGCCAGCGCGGTTCCGATAGCATGGTTATAAGCAGTTATGGCTACGCTGGCGCTTTCCTTCGCTCGTTCATACTGCTGTTGCAATGCTGCTACCGGTACTGTTGTCTGGTCGAAAAAAGCACTAAATTGTTCAGTTGCTTCCTTCAGTGCTTCAACTTGTTGTTCTGTCAGTGATGGTGGGGGAGTGACTGCGCCACCACCGGAATCAGAGCCTGACGAGCTTCCTGAGCCTGTGTTAAGGGTCTGGTTAATGTCCCCCATAGCAGCGACTAAACTCGACGTATTAAGCGCATTTACAGCGTCCTCAAGCGATTTCGTTGTAGTCGCGTCGCCAATGGCAATAGAGATCGGCAGTTCTGAAACTTCTCGCTCATTAGCACGACAGTAAACATGCCAACCAATATCGAGTTGAAGGAGCATTGACAGATCAGCATAACCAGCCAACAGGTCCGCGTGCTGAGTTGCCAGCCCTCCAATATTCGTTAAACCGGTTGCGGTTGTTCTGATCGTTGAAACATAGCTGGTAATAGTGTTGGGATAGACAATTGTATCCAGAATTAATCCGGTCAATTCTTCTGCAAGCAGTTTTGCTGTGTTAGCACTGTTTCGTGCCGATGTTATGGCACCAGGTGTTTTCATCCCACCGGCGGCGGCCAATTTTTTATATGCGGATAACTGGTAGTCTTTTTCCAGCATGATATCTCCTAACTTACCTGAACCAGGCCGTCTCCGGCTGCAACGGTAGAGCCGCATGAAACAGGATCACCAACGCATACGATCCCTTTCCCGTTGACGGTAAACCATGCCCTGGTTGATATAGCTTGCCCGACGTGCGTGCTGTTCCCATCGGTATGCTGTGCATATTGCTTACCATCAACTAACACTTCGACTCCGTTGACTTTAAGTAGTGGTTCGCTCTCTACGGGAGGCCTGGATGGGAATCCTCCGTGCCCCGAACAAATGCTGTCTTTTGTTGCAATACTTGCCACGTCATCACCAATGATTTGCTCTGGTTTTCGTTATTTTAACTTAGGTTGTTTGTGGTCTACATGGCGTTTACTTATTACAAAATTGCTCTAATAAATATTGTTTTTTGTGTCGTGTTTTCGGTACCATTCAGCCATCGCCCTTCAATGGGCATTTGTTTGGAGTCGTCAGATGCAGATGGAGCTAATAAGCCGCAAAGAGTTCGATAGCCGTGTAACCAGCGGTGAACTCGACAACTTGCAGGCTATTAAGGTGAAAGAAGGCTTTTGCCTCATTGGGAATCAGAGCGGAACAAATCGCGTTTTTATGCTTCGCCGTACGGATTTGAAGCCATTTGTCTGGAAGAACGAAATTGGTCCCAGCTCATACGCTCAAACGAGGGGGTGCCACAACCTGGCATTTTTCTACAAAGACGAGCTTTCTGTGGTTGATATTCAAGGGTTACAACATGTTTAAGCACTGGAAAAACATTACTATTTATAAACTTTCTCGTGAGGCGGATCTGACCGACTTAGAAGATAAAAAGAAAATGATCCTTTTCACGCCATGCGGTAGCCAGGATATGGCCAAGTTCGGTTTTGTATCTCCATTTGGTGATAATTCTGAAGTTATCGCTATGCATGGAAATGGTTTTATCCTTGTTGAAGCAAAGCGCGAAACAAAAATTCTTCCCCCGCCGGTTATCCAGCGAGCTATTCAAGAAAAAATTGAAAAACTTGAGCAAGAACAAGCGCGTAAACTGAAGAAAATAGAGAAGGACTCCCTGAAAGACGAAGTTCTGCATTCTCTTCTGCCACGGGCTTTTTCAAAGTTTTCTGTTATCCAGGCGATCTACGACGGTTCAACTAAACGCATCTATATCAATGCCAGTGCGCGGCAGGCAGAGGATATGCTCGCGCTTATGCGTAAGTCTCTGGGTTCTCTTCCTGTTGTGCCCCTAAGTGTTGAAAATCCAATTGAGTTAACGCTGACCGACTGGGTACGTGATGCTAGTGCTCCACAGGGATTTCAAATGGGGGATGCGGCAGAACTTAAGGCTGTGCTTGAGGATGGCGGTATCGCCCGAGTGAAAAAGCAGGATTTGGGAAGCGATGAAATTTCCACACACCTGGAAGCTGGCAAGCTCGTCACAAAGTTGGCTCTCGACTGGCAGAACCGCATTAAATTTACACTGGACCATAACTTCAGCCTTACCAGCGTCAAATTTGCGGATGAATTGCTTGAGCAGAACTCTGATATTGATAGTGAAGATGTTGCGCAGCGACTGGACGCAGATTTCTTCCTGTTAACCAGTGAAATTTCGTGCCTGGTTGATGCTCTGGTAAATGCCCTGGGCGGAGAGGCTAAGCAGTGAGAGAGCTGTGCTATGGATCTGTTTGCAGTGGAATTGAAGCTGCGAGTATTGCCTGGGAACCTTTGGGTATGCGTCCGGCCTGGTTTGCTGAAACTGAGCCTTTTCCATCTGCCGTTCTTGCGCACCGTTGGCCTCATGTCGCCAATCTTGGCGACATGACAAAACTTGCCATAAAAGTCCTTGCAGGGGAAATCGAATCCCCTGATGTGCTGGTGGGAGGGACACCATGTTTTACCGCGGGCCATATGGTTCTTTGTAAAAATGGTTATAAACCAATAGAAGATGTTTGCCCTGGCGATTACGTAGTCAGTCATCTCGGGCGGTTACAACAAGTAAAAAGAGTTGGTTCAAAAATAGCTAATACGGGGTTACTTAATGCCGTTGGGCAGCCTTTAGGTATAAGAACAACCAATGACCATCCCTTCCTGGCGGTTCGGTGGAAAGCCCAAAACACCCGGAAAAATGGCACATATTTTAAGAGAGAGTTGTTGTCTGAACCGGAATGGCGAGCAGCATGTGATATGCCGGGATATCAATGGTGTGCTCTAACTAATTTCAATATTGCATCTCCAGATATTTGTTCTCGGTTCTTGTCTGAAGAACAGGCTATGTATCTTGCGGGCGCTTATGTTGGCGATGGATATATTAGGAGATGGAGAGGTAAATCTAAGAAGGCGGTTGTTTTTGGCATAAATTGCCAGAAATTGAGAAAGTTTCATTGCCGCATACCAGAAAACATATTTTCCGTGGCAAGCGTAATCCGAGGGAGCATCAAAGTAACCTTGAATGATACGTGTTATGCCAATTGGCTTAATGAACATTTTGGCGAGTTAAGCCATGCTAAGCGTATCCCTGCATGGGTGATGTCGCATCCATTGCGTCATGTGTTTTTACAAGGCTATCTTGATACTGATGGGACACCAAGTGGTAAAGCGGGATTTAGAATTAATAGTGTTAGTCCTGCGCTTGCTTGGGGCGTTGCGGAGTTGTCACAGACTTGTGGTTATGTTTCTTCGGTCAGCTTTATTGAAGTTGAGCCCAAAAAAGTGATCGAGGAGCGCGTGGTAAATCAACGGAATTATTATCAGGTAACAATCTGCCCGCAGAAATTGTCACGTAAATCAAGATTGGCTCATGGAATGCTTTTACGAACAGTCAAAGAGTTTAAATCGGTAGGCCTAGATACTGTATACAACATAGAAGTCGAAGGTGATCATTCCTATATCCTCAATGGTGCGGTGGTCCATAACTGTCAGGCATTCAGTATCGCTGGATTACGTGGCGGGCTTGATGATGAGCGTGGCGCGCTAACTTTAAAGTATGTGGAGCTTGCAAATGCAATTGACGACAAACGGGCTGAGTCATTTCTCAAACCAGCCGTTATCGTCTGGGAAAATGTCCCAGGAGTCTTGTCATCGGCAGATAACGCCTTCGGATGTTTCCTTGCCGGATTGGCTGGAGAAGATGCGCCATTTGAACCAGGTGATCGACCTGAATCAGGAAAAAGTAACGCGTTCTGGCGGTGGGATGGCAAAACCGGTTGCCATGCTCCAAAGTGGCCGCAGTGTGGTTGTATTTATGGACCGCAGCGAAAGGTGGCCTGGAGAATCCTTGATGCCCAATACTTCGGAGTGGCACAACGACGCCGACGCGTGTTTGTTGTCGCAAGTGCTCGAACAGACCTCGATCCCGCAACGGTACTTTTTGAGTTCGAAGGCGTGCGCCGGGATATTGCGCCGAGCAGAGGCGAGGGGAAGGAAACTACCAGATATACTTCAAACATCGCTATCAGAACTTGCGATGATACAAACATAATTGCCATGGCACATGGGCAAGGAGGGGCTGAGATAAAAACCGATAATTCGGCACCAACTTTGACATGTAACCATGAAGCACCAATTGTATTGCTCGGCGACGGTAGAATGCGCCGTCTTACCCCTATCGAATGTGAAAGGCTGCAAGGTTTTCCTGATGGGCATACGTTGATCCCGACGGAAAAGCGTAAAACAGTTAATTCAGATGAACTGGCATATCTTCGCAATCACTACCCAGATTTAAGCGAAGAAGAGGCCGCGATGCTTGCAGCTGACGGACCGCGTTACAAAGCGATCGGCAATAGTATGGCAATACCAGTAATGCGCTGGATTGGCGATCGGATTACTAAGGCCGTATGTCGGCAGAAAGAAGGAAGTGAAACAAAAGAGCGAAAAGTTAAACCAGCGGCAGAATTCGAACGGTCCATATTCAAATGGGCTGGTGGAAAATTTGGTGTTCTGGAACAAATCTTTCGCTATTTGCCAGAAGGGAAGCGCCTGATTGAACCTTTCGTTGGTGGCGGAGCTGTCTTCATGAATGCCGGATACCAGGAAAATCTGCTAAATGATGTGAATGCTGACCTGATTAACTTTTACAAGACTCTGCAACGCGAGGCGCATTCACTTATCACTCTGGCACATCGTTTCTTCCTGGACCACAACACCCAAGAGGGATTCCTGGCAGTACGGAATGCGTTTAACAAACAAGTCTATGATGATTTACATCGCGCAGCGGCGTTTTTGTTCCTGAACCGACATTGTTTTAATGGATTGACGCGCTACAACCAGGCCGGCGAGTTCAATGTCGGGTATGGGAAGTATAAGTCTACGCATTTTCCATTACAGGAGATGGAAGCCTTCCTCGGTGCGGAAGGGCGGTCTGAGTTTGTATGCGGTGATTTTGCAGCGGTGATTGAAGCTGCCGGAGAAGGAGATGTCATCTTTTGCGATCCGCCATATGAACCGCTTCCAAATACAGAGGGATTCACGAACTATTCCGGTCATGACTTTAAGTTTGAAGAGCAAAAACGCCTGGTGTCTCTGTTGACGGATGCTCATCGTCGAGGTGCAAAAGTTCTCATTACTAACAGTGGCGCGCCAAACATCAGAGAGCTTTATCATGACAGTGGCTTCAGAGTGGAACCTCTTTTTGCCAGACGTTCTGTGTCTTGTAAGGGAGACACTCGTGGTGTTGCTCATGACGTTATAGCAATATTGCTCTAATAAATTTATTAGTGTAATATCGCCTCAATGAATCGTGATTTATAGAGCGATTTAGCTGTTAGCCGCGACAGGCGCGGCGGCAAGTATGGCGGGGTAGTGACTCCTTCCCCATCATGACGCCGAGTTGCCAGGTTGACCATACGCCTAAGTGGCAACACCGAAGTGCGTTACGAGCTTCCAGTTTGCCCATCTTCGGGTGGGCGTTTTTTCAGGGTTTTCGTCATGGTTAGCGACTTTGCGGCGGTTTATAAACTGACCATTAAAGTAAATGCAAACGATGATCTGATGATGGTAGCGGCCTAAGAAGCCAGACGCCACGGGGTATGAGTCGTCCCCCGTCAAAAAATCGACCGCAGAGTGTCCCCGTCTGTGTATTAGGGAACGGGGAGGCACAACAGGTAAGGGCGCTGGTGTGATTAACCAGATGAACGAGAAGGGGCCATCTGTTGGTCAGTGCCCTTACCTGTTACGTCATTTTCAGCGTAACAGTCGGTGCTTAACAGCACTTTTGGTACTGTCCAACAAATTTACGGGTATATCCCGTCATGCTGAAGGCGCTAATCACGCTGGAAGCCAGGGTTATGCATCCCCTGTTACCGAATTGCAGCCAGGGCGCGGTGCGCCGAAAAGCATACGGAGGTGGAAGCCCTCGCCGGAGACGTACCCGGCAAGTGATGGTGTAGCTCAGTGGTTAGAGCGTCTGCCTTGTAAGCAGTGGGATACCGATGAAAATTTGTAGCAAATGCAAAGCACTAAAACCTGCTTCCGATTTCCATAAAAACAAAGGAAAGAGCGATGGCCTGCAAAATATTTGCAAGGTGTGCGCCAAGGAAAGAGATGCTCTGAGTTATGCAAGCAATGAATCAAGGCGCCGGCTTATAAAGTTAACAAGAACGAGAAAAACAAGTTCAAACCGTCAGTTTTTATCTCGTTATAAACGCTTCATCGGGTGCCAAAATTGTGGAGAAAAAGAACCTATAGTTCTGGACCTCCACCATGATAACCCTGGCGGCAAAGAAGGCGATCCTTCTAACCTATGTAGTCGATCTCGAAAGCGACTTAAGGAAGAAGTAAGGAAGTGCATTGTCCTCTGTGCGAATTGCCACAGAAAAGTCCACGCAGGTTTATTGGATATAAAGAAATAGCTACGGCGGTTCAATTCCATCAACCATCACCATATACCAATGTGATGATTCTGCCGGTACGACTCTGACATCTATTCCTCGAAACGGAGTGCACAACAGATAAGAGCATTTGTAGAGTTCGACTCTCTACCGTGGGCTTTTTCCCGCGATGTGCGCCATAGATGCTCTTTCCGTTGTGGCGAATGCGGCTGAGCGCACGCGGGAGATGAAAAAGAAACATCTGTTGATTGCTGGTGACGTGCTGTTTGCCCTGGTTGCGCTCAGCTTGTGTGACCGTGACGGCCCGGCACCGGTAATCGTCGCTCAGCCATCCGCGCCGGGAGGGGGCCACTATTACGATAACAGCGGGGTCTTCAGCGACTTGCTGATGGGACACCTGATGAGCGGTGGTGGCTATGGACACAGCAGCAATATCAACATCACGCATCATACGACCGTCATTAAAAACTACCATCCGGCGCCGCGCTACAACGCCACCAGCGACCAAACGCTATTATGGCTCCAGCTCGTTCGCGCGCCGCTCAACCGTTACGTCGCCTCCGATGCGTTATATCCGTCCGAGCTACAGCCGCCACTGATGGTTATGCCCCTCCATCGTGGGGCTGTTTATTTGCCGTAACACTCTTCTGGTTAGGGCTAATTGAGCCAACATCATTTTGCGTAGTGTTAACCTTTTCTCCTGGCACGGTTATATCTACCATTTTATAAAGTCCTTTTCTCAGACCTGTTACGGCATCACCGTTAAAGAGTCCCCATATTGCAAACAAAAGGCCTATTGAGAAGGCTGTGGCAAAAAGTTTTGGTACACCAGAAAAAAGAAATTTTAATATGGCAATCCCATAGACTTGGGCACATTCCCAAAACCCCACGGGTTTCTTTATTTGCTTGCTGTATTTTTCTGCACCTTTAACCAGCTGCTTTATAGCATTTTTGTTTGCCTCATCTTTCTCTTTCTGGAGGGCTTTGATTTGGTTTTGATAAATATTCTCTTGCTGCTCAAAAATTGTTTCTAACCTTGTCTGCAACTCGTTGTTGACGCCAGAAACGTATCCATCTAAAATTTCCTGTGCGCTTCTTTTAAATACTTGAAGCTGCCTCGGTGACTTGAGGCATTGATCGTGGTAGGCCGCAAGCTCAGCCTCAATCTCGTATTCTTTTTTACCGGCCGCGCGAGCGTTACGAGCTATTTCGTCCTTAAAACCTTTATAAACCGCATACGAAAGAAGCTGCTCAATATTATTTGGATCTTTTACCAGCTCAGTAAAAATCCATTTCTTTGTTTGCTGAGTCATGTTTCACCACAATAAAAAAGCCACTTCAAAGGAGCTTGTAAATATCACGTTGGTTACGCTTTTTTATTTTTACGAACCTGATTAAACGATTCTTGAATATATTCCCGCCCGCTGCTCTGTGATAGGACGGACATTGCTAATTGACGAGACAGGCTGGAAGCCTTTGCATCCCGTGCTGATGCAGCTGCTACTTTACGGACAGTTTGGCTATCGCCTTTACGACTAACTTCATTTTTTTTGCCTGCAATCACGCCTGCAACGGCAGCCTTTACAAAGGCCGTTTTGTTAGTAACAATTTTTTCCGCAGCGACCGTCGCCACGGCATTCTTCGAAATTTTACGAATTTCTTCCGGGCTGAGGGCTGGCATACGACGAACTGTGGTCATTTTTCGCTCCTCTTTACTTCTCCTCAGTCTAACATTTGCGAAAATATTTGTATATTTTTTAGCGCGCTTTATATGGGATTGTGGGAGGCGCTTTCAGGGCCAAAAATCATTATCGAATCAACCTTTATCCACTGTAACCTGTGCCGCCTTAATGGACAGCGTTCCGGCAGCCTCAATCCCCATATCGCCACCAGCCTTAATGTTTATATCATCGGCAGCCGAGATAAACGCGCCGCCCTGCGAGATAGCGAACAGCTCACCAGCCTCATTGAAACCGATCGTCGTGCCGCTGCCCAGGTGTGTGACAGACCAGCCGCCGCCAGCGTTGCGGATCTCCATAAGACCGTTACGCGAGTAAACGTAGTCTTTTTTGGCGCTGGTGGAGGGCATGGGTGGGGCACCGTCAACATCTGGAGGCGTGTAGCCGCTACCCTGCCCGGAGGCCTCCGGAGGGACGTTAGGCGCACCACCGGATGCATCCTGTGCATAACCGATTATCAATGGCCACCGCGAATCTCCATTGTAGGGAAATTCTACCCATACTTTATCGCCGGGCAGAAATGGTGAAAACGTGTTTGCATTGGACAATATGGCTTCTGCCCACGGCAATGAGGCATCTGGTAGCCCATCCATCATGCCGACAACGCGTATTTGCGTACGCATCAGACCTTTAGGGTCATCGACGCTTACCACTACAGCCCGATACTTCCCTGTCAAACTACCCATTCACCACTCCTAGCTGTGCACGACTGACAAAACGGAAGCGGTCTTCGAAATGAGTCACGGACATCACTATCATTTTGTCAGGAATAGATTCATCGAGTTCTCCGTCACCTGCCGTGTTATGCACGACAATTTTCAGCGTCGTACCCGGAGTTAGCGCGGCATTTCCTTCCACCAGCATATCGAGGCGGGGGAGAATGAATTTGTTGTAGTTCGCCAGCGCGGTAGGATCGGGATTGCTCGTAAATTTAATGGGGTCTTCCTGGTTACCTGAGTAAACCACACCTTTGGTCATGTCATAACTGGCCATTCTGTAATTGTGGCGGCGCTGGTATTCATAATCGGCATTCAGGATGTTGAACTGACTAATTGTAAATCCGGATGTGTTGGGATTGGCGGACTCATAAGTAAGCGATGGAGCGGCGTTTGCCATTTTTTCCATACTTTTAAAATTGATCGTCCCCCTGGATGCCCAGCACATAGAACCGGTATCGCGGGCTATCTCCTGCAATACCTTGGTCGGTTTTTCTCCAACATTTAGGTGGTATGTGGATGTTTTTCTGAATGAGTCAGCATTTACCTTCAGACCAGGGGCAAGAGAGGAAACTACGGCTGATGGGGGCTTATCAACAAAATACTGTGCGCTGGTGGACGGAACTTTTAATAACCGCACCGGGTTACTAAACGCGTAAATCAGTACAGTATCGTCCTTGCGCGGCGCTTTAAGAACAAAGAACTCTTCCGAGAAGAGGAGGCCGCCATGACCTTCCGGATCACCAAGTGAAACTGTCATTATTGTCCCAAATTTCACCCCCAGCTTATTGACCACGTAAGCCGTTGAATCCCTGACCATGAGCATAAGCTGGGGACCAGATAGCTCCCCAGGTTCGACATAGGTACATCCTACGATCATTTCGCGAGGGATTTCGTTCTGCCCAATTGAAACAGATTGCAGGAATAGCTGAGTGCGTTTTGAATCAGTTTCCGGGGCTGTGGTGGTCTTTGTGGCCATCTCATTCCTCCAGAATTTTCGCTTTTACCGTTATGGTGCCGGTGGTTTGCTGCATATAAGCCAGGATAGGAAGTTCCGCCACAACGGTGAGGTTCAATCCAACCGCGAACAGCCTGTTGTCGGCGGTGCCGGTGGTCAGATCCTGAAATGCGATTGATTTTTGCCCTTCTATGTAACAGGTAACCGGTATCTCATAACCGCCGACATTGGCAGTGTGAGTGAAAGATGCCTGCCCGAGGCTGGCATACATTCGTAGCCAGAATGCTAATGCAGTTGTAACCATCCCAAGAGATTCCTTCTCGTCACTGGCTATCCATAGCGAATATTCCAGTGAGAAAGGGATAGTCGATACCAGGGCTTCAATCTCATCATTTTCATTGGTGACATGCCCTTCATCGTAATTATCCCGGCACAGTTCACCTTCATAAATTGAAAACGCGGGAGAACGAGACAGATTCACAAGCGGCATTGCCAGCTTATTTAGCGGGCCAGCAGAGGCTGTATCTTTGCGCCCGGCGCGATCGGCTTCAAATGACGACAACCACTCCTTCACATCACTAAAAGTGCCGAGCGTTATGCGATCTCTTGGTGTGCGTTTCAGGAACTCCCTGAATGACTGGTTAGTGCGATCATTAAAGCTGACAACTTGTGAGTCGAATGCTTCGTTTAAAGCCTGTGCGAGCGCCGAATCAATGCCATCAATAGTGGCAAATTCCAGCTTACCGGTTGGAGTAAGACCTTTTTTCTTAAAGATGGCCAGTAGCCATTCCTGATTATTCAGAATCACCGATGAAATTCCCTTCAAAGGCGCGTGAAGGCACGCAATAAAACAAACTGCCTACCCTGGCAGTGCCGTAATTGAATATTTTATGGATGTACCAGAAGCGGCGAATGGTTGTACCGTCTGACAGCTGTTCCAGCCATTCGAGCATAGAACCCACTGGCACATTAACGGCGGCTAACCGAAGGATTAAAGCACTGTCGCTAATTCCCGTATTATCACTGCCGTCGTATAGCGCGTAGAAGGCGTCCATCTCATCCGGGCAGTCGAGGGCCGTTATCAGTTCTGGATCCTGATAGTCATATATGCGTTGGTTCGGTTCTATTATTTCAGATGCCGTTTCAGGTGTATTTTTGTCTCTGTAAGGTATTGCGCGGTATAGAACCGCATCGAATGAGTCAGGGTCTAGCTTGATTGCTTTGAGCCAGTCCATCCGCACAAGGTTATTAAAAACTGCATGACCTTGATAACGGTGGCGCACACCAGAATCACTAAGCAGGCCGTGATCCAGATTGGGAAGGTGATTGTCCTCCACAGGATCAACAATATTACCAACGTTAACACCATCGGTTTCGATTTCAGCATCAATATCTTCCTCTTCAATCAGTTCAGAACCTTCGCCTGGAATATCCGGATCCGATTCGGTGTCCGGGAGGTTATCACCAGTCACTTGTTGTGATGGTTCTGTGTCCTCAAACATGTCATCAAAGAAACCAGCCATCGATTATCCTTTCCGTTTACGGGCTTCGTTAATTTGTGTCTCAAGAATGCTTCGCGCCTGCGCGGTGGCAGCGGCCTTGTCCATTCCCTGACTCATGAAAAACTTTATGAGGTTGTTCGCCTGCGTTTGCAGGGCTTTTTTGAGAGCGTCGGCTTCAGCGCGAGCCTGGGCTTCCCTCACCCGCGAGGCTTTTAGTTCGGCATTCTTCCTGTTTGCCGTGGTGCGAGCTTTTTTTAACAACCGGCGAACGTTGTCCGTGGCGCTATCTTTGGCGCGTAGTTTTTTGCCTAATGCATCCTGAGATTTCAGATATAACTCATACTCACGCGCCGCTTTAGCCTGATCCGTCGTTGTTGTCCGGTTGCGCGCGAGCGATTTAGCCAGTTCGCCTTTGAAATAGGTTGTTGTCTTCCGCTTGTCATCGCCGAAGGCCACCTGTTCAGCTGCTTTTTCCAGGGCAATAATGATGGCCTTGTGCCATGTGGGAGACTGAAAACGCGTCATAGCGTGCAAAACATGTTTGCAAGCCACACCAGTCAGATCAGGGTTGCGGATTTTGGGGAATGCATACTCTTTTGGCGGCGCGACAGCATAGTTACCAGCCGTGGCCATATAACGATACCAGTATTGATGGCGTCCACAATCACAGTCGAAAGATACCCGGCCCTTGCAGAGATCGGCAGCGATTCGGGCTTTTTTCGCACCGTCTTCAGCAATATCCTCAACGGCTTTATCCCATTCCTCAAATCGAATTCTGACACGGTGATGCTGGTGGACCGACTCATCCGAGGCATTAACAGATATCAATGCAAGGTTGTGTTTTAGCCCGAGGAATGTCGCGGCTTTGATCCCTGTGCCATCAGAAACTTTGTTGTTAGCGCGTTTTATATCAATGCTGGTGGACTGCACCACCAGCTGAGCATAGGTAATGCCGGGTATCGTGCTCTTAAATTTTGTTTTATGAGCCTGCCTTGAGGTGTTGAAGCTGCGTATATCTTCGGGCGTAAAGTAGGTGCCATCTTTCTTTTTGCCAAGGCTGAGGAATGCCTCAAGTTCGCGGTTACGCATCCCCATAATCCTTGGGGTGAGTGTACGCCGCGCGTTTCGCCGATTCTGACGCTGCTGTTTACGAATAAGATCGAAGACCTTGTTAAAGTCTTTTGCACTTAATCCAGCGGTCTGATAGCGACCAAGGTTGTCGCGAGCATATTCAGTTGGCATTCAATTCCCTTACGCAATGGATAATGTCCCTATCACCTGGCCGTCATATTGGAAATGGCGAATCATTTCGCGGATCCATGTGGCAGGTGGGAGTTTTAATTTTTTGCCAACAGTCATACCCTGAGACTCATCCTCAAGCCCGGCGGCGAGCGTCACAACCCAGCGTAGCTCTGCTATGCCCCACATACGGTAAGCCAGCAAATCCGGGCGATATTGCTCATCGGGAAGAACGTAATAAATCGTCAGATTCTTGTCGTTCGATTCACACATAAGCATCACCTCTTTGCGCAGCTCTGCCCTGAGTATTGGATCGGCTATGTTGCGGTCGTCATACCGCGACAGAGGATATTGCCGGGTGCTTTGGGTTGTAGTGATTGATGTAGCCATAGTCAGCCTGCCAGAAATAGATGATGGTGATTCTATCGCTAGTCATTTGTTGAATATTTAACTCAATAAAAGAAAATTATTAGTGCAATTTAGATTGTGAAATGTATCATTCTGCCCTTAAGTAGGTTCTTCACGAGGAAACAAAATTGGCGGAACGTGTTGATGATGCAGAGCTGAGCATGAATCAATTAGAAGCTCTCAAAGACATGGCCATCGATAACATCAGAAAGCAGGCACAGGTCGTGAGCCAGGTATTTACAGGGAAGTGTCGTTACTGCAATGAACCGATTGAATCAGGCATTTATTGTGACGCTGAATGTGCGCAATGGCACAGGGAAGAGCAGGCAGCAAAACAGCGTAAATATGGCATGCGACCGGCAGGATTTGACTGATTATGTTGCGCTTTACTGAGGAAGAGTTTCAGGCTTTTAGTGAGCGTCGAAATAAGGGACGGTCCAGGCCAAAAACCAAAAAGGATCCATTCTTATCGCTTGCGCCGGTAAAAGAAGTTTCTCCACATGCGAAGGCACTTGCAGCACTGGCAAAGAACCCAGACCTGCGCGACGGAAATTGCGAGCACTTCGAGCAGGTTTTCATTTTTGATTACTTCGAACGCAAGCACCCTGACATCTATGAGCTGTTGCATGCAACGCCTAACGGAGGGAAACGTTCAAAAGCAACCGCCGGGAAAATGAAGGCTGAAGGGCAGAAAAAAGGTTATCCGGACATGAGTCTCGATAAAGCGTGCGGTATTTATCACGGTATGCGAATTGAGCTTAAAGAACCAAATGGTAAAGCCCCGACGCATGAGCAGATCGCCTGGATGCGCAGGCTTAGAGAGGAAGGTTACTACGTCGTTCTTGCGTATGGTGCAGAACAAGCGATAACCGCCATCCTGGAATACATGAGCCTTAAAAAGGGTGAGGCTATTGAGCATGTATTGAACAGTGACAAGTGGTTGTACACTACGTGAAATAATAAATTAATTAGTGCATATGTGTTCTTTGATACAGCGCACATTAACATCGGGAGAATAATCGTGTCATCCAAGGCTAATTATGAATCGCTGGCATCGATCATGCCGCGTAATGAACAGGAAGCAGATGCTGTAGTGGACCCGGTAATCGCTGAAATGAATGCTCGCCTGGAGGCTGAATTTGCAGCTGAGAATGAACATACCACCCAGGGCGACTAGGACTGTTTTTTGTGTCGGTAGCGGTCCGTCACTCACTCGTGAGGACTGTGCTGCTATAGAAAAAACTGGCTGTTCAATCATCGCGGTTAACAATTCCTGGCAGATGTTCGATGACATTTATGCCTTATACGCCGGTGATTTGTCATGGTGGAAGCAATACGGATCCACCATACCGGGAGGGAGATTCCGCAAAGTGACAGCCAACCTGGCGGCGGCGAAATCATTTTCGTTGGAGTACAGGCGATATTGTGGACCGGCGGAAGGGGTAAATAGCGGCGCGCAGGCTATCAGTCTGGCTGCTGAATCAGGGGCTGAAGTAGTGGTATTAGTCGGCTATGACTGTTCTCTGCAAAACGGCCTTCATTGGCATGGCGCGCACCCTCAAGCACTACGGAATCCAACGCAGGTGTCTATTTCAAAATGGCAACAGCAGTTCCTGGATACCCGCAAAAAACACGCAGATTTACATATTTTGAATGCAAGTAGGAGCAGTGCAATTCAATGTTTCCCAAGAATAAATTTAGAGGCAGTGATCGCGTTATTATCGTCGGTAGTGGCCCAAGCGCCGCAAACTTTGTTGCGCCACGCGGAGTGCCGATTATAGCGGTCAATGGGGCTATCGACTGGCTTAACCGCGCTTCTTATTTTTTCACCCTTGATCCATCCCCAGACAATATGCGGCGCGTTGGTCGTGGCCGCCGTCGCCGTGGTGTTTGTTATTGCATGGCACTACCCGATGTTAAAGAACGTGAAGTCAGCGATGGCGTTCTGTGCTTCCGTCGTGTGGCTGAACGCGGCATGGAGCCAAAAAATACGAATTCTCCCGAGTGGTGGGCGTGGCGCTGGTCCGCACATTTCGGCCTTTGCGAAGATGAGAATGAAATTGCCAGCGGCAATAGTGCATATGGTGCTCTGAACCTGGCTTTCCATATCGGATTCAAACATGTAGCCCTGGTGGGCGTTGACGCTACGCAAGAACCACGCGTTCACTCCGGCGGCACGCCAAAAAATCTAAGTCACCTGCCTTTGTTATTCCAGTCTGCGCGTGAACAGATTGACGTTGTTTCATGCGGGAAAATGGGAGGTATTCCGCAGATGACTCTTAAAGAATGGCTGAAGAATACATGATGGCACCCACAATTTATCACCGTATCGACGGTACCAAATACAGGAATGTCTGGGTTGTTGGTGATCTGCATGGTTGCTACACCAGACTGATGTCCGAACTCCATCGTGTGGATTTTGACCCGGCGCAGGATTTACTGATATCGGTCGGCGACCTTATCGATCGCGGTACTGAAAATGTCGAATGTCTGGAACTATTGCAGATGCCCTGGTTCAGGGCAGTGATGGGGAACCATGAGCGGCTGATGATTGATGCGTTAAGTCCAGATGGCAACGTGAATAACTGGCTAATGAATGGCGGACAATGGTTCTTCATGCTGGACACTGATCAGGAAATATTAGCCTGGGCGCTGGTGGAGCTGGTAAAGCGTCTGCCCTATATCATTGAGTTGAACACCGGGCAAGAAACTATCGTTATAGCCCATGCCGACTATCCGGATAATGAATACCAATTCGGTAAGGAGGTACCGCTTTTCAACGTTGTCTGGGCGCGCGAGCGTATCAGTGATTCGATGGATGATATTGGTGGCGAAATTTCGGGCGCAGATCGTTTTATCTTTGGTCACACTCCGGTGAAAAGCCCGAAGACATTCTGGAATCAGCAGTATATCGACACTGGTGCCGTATTTTGCGGAAACCTGACATTGATGAAAGTGAAAGGTGATGGTGCAGCATGAAGATTGCTTTAGTTTTTCGCTCTGGTGGTGACTATAACGCTTCCGATGTGCAGTGGCTGGTTAATCAACTGCCAAAAGGCTATGAAATTATTTGCCTGACAGACCTGAAGCGTTTACATGTACCTGGCGTCAAAGTTGTCCCATTGATCAACCAGTGGCAAAAGTGCCGTGGCTGGTGGGCGAAAATCGAGTTGTTCCGACCGGATATAACCGATGATCTGTTCTATCTGGATTTGGACACGGTTATTGCCGGTGATATACGCCCAATCCTAGAGCATCCACCAACCAGCTTCACCATGCTTAGGGATTTTTACCATCCACAATATCGTGGCAGCGGTGCCCTGTGGATACCAAATAGTGTTAAAGCGCATATCTGGAGTTCATTCTGGCAAGATCCGGAAGGTTGGATTTCTCGTTGTGTCACTACTGAGTGCTGGGGTGACCAGGGGTTCTTACGAAAGGTTATGGGCGATGATACACCAGCATTTCAGGATCTGTATCCAGGATGGTTTGTAAGTTACAAGGCTGATGTTGTGGAACCTGGTTCAAAATATGCGAGCGCGCGTTACTCCAGGGGGAATGGGGCATTACCAAAAGACTGCCGAATAATCTTTTTCCACGGCAAACCGCGACCTCGCGAAGTGTCAGAGGATTGGCTTCCCCTTATTAGCTCGTTTTTTGAGCGAGAATCAGAATAATATTGCTCTAATAATTCCATATTTTTAAAACGTGATGTACACTCATCACGTTTTTTATTAGAGCAATCCATAAGGTGCACTATGTGGCCATTCCGACGGAAATATCACTACTGGCTGATCGCCTTTGTTACGCCGTCCGGCGATATCAGGCATGTCATCACCAGGTATCGCAACAAGAGACTCACCTTAGCCAGAATTTTACAGGCTGCCATAGGTGAGGGACTGGATACAAATTGCGTAGTCCTTCCTCCTTCATACTTAGGAAAAATGACCGAAGCACAAGCTAATACGGAACTTTGAAATGAGCACTTCAGCACAAAACCAATCAATCGAAAATGTATCTATCCCTGACGTCCTGAATGCCGGTATCCCGGCCATTATCCAGAACATCCGGGCCGCGCAACGCCGCGTTAGTTGTGATGACCTCACAGCACGTTTTTTTGATAATGCGGTTCAGTCAGCGGAGATGCTTCACGCACAGCTTATTGATGTTTATAACGCAGAAGCTGATAGCCATAACTCCCTAGTAGATGCAGCTGAAAATATGCAGTTGGATCTCGGTCTGAAGGGTAAAGAAATTGAAGAGCTTCAGCTGGAAATTGAACATTTGAAACGCCAGCAACAGGACGCGATCGACGATGCGACGCATGACGCCAACCAGCGTGCTGATAATGCCGAACGTATAAGCATTGAGCTGGAAACAAAACTCAATGAAATGACCGCGATGGTTGAACTGCGGAACTCACAGATTTCAACGCTAAAATCTCAATATAAAGAGATCATGAAACTTGATCCTTTTAACCTTGAGAAACGCTATAACAAAGCTAAAAGCGAGCGACAGGAACTGCGTAAGCAGGTCGCCGATCTTAACCAACAGCTCAAAAAAACTATTAAAGATGCAAGCGAAGCGCGCGTGGCATTTGCTAATAAAAAAGCAGAGGTTACCGCGCTGGTTAATGAGAATGCCAAATTTGCGACGCTCAAGAAGGAAATGTATGGCATTACTGAGCGCCGTTTCCCTGCAAGCAAACTTCATCCGACGTTAGGGCAAATCTCCTTCTTCCCGCGCCTCCTGGTTTATGGGATCTCATCGCCTAAAGAGTTCAATAACGAGCGTCCTTATATCGTTTCTAAGCTGGACTTTGCTTATCAGTTCTGCTGCGACATGGGCTATGCTATTGATATCCGGATCAACGAATGGTTGATGCCAAACTTCCAGCCGTTGGCCATTTTCCGCGAGTTCCAGCCGGAAGGTTGGGTAGAGTTCTTCCATGAAATGATCTGTAAAGAGATGGAAAGCCGCCGCCCGGAACTGGTCCGCCGTGTCGAGTGGGCGCAAGAGGTTATGTTGGCAGATGCAGAGCTACCGTTCGAACCGGAATTCATTGATGAACTGGCCAATAAAGGGCTGCATAGCCTATTTGATGTAGTTACCCGCCGTCATGAGCAGTTGGTTGTTGAATTGGGTTTAGAAGAAACTGCGGCAAGAAGACTTCTCGATGTTTGCTATGCACGTAGCGATGCATGGGAAAAAGAGAACGGCGGTACTATTTACGTTCGCTGATAGTTACAGTGTCACTTTTAATGCTGGTGGAGTGCGTCCCACCAGCATTTTTTTCGTCCAATGAGGAGGGCATTTGAGTATTTTCAACCAACACGCACACCATGAACGTCCGTATATCGTCATAGTTGATATTGATGGAACAATATCAGAGGCAACTGAAGACAGACTGCATTTGCTTCCGCCACCAGGTAAAGGTGCATTAACAAAGGACTGGAACGAGTTTAATCTCGCCTGTGACACTGATACTCCCATAACTCCAGTTATTGATATTGTGCGCCAGTTGTCCAGCATTTACACGCTCTGGTTTGTAACCGGGCGCTGTGAGATAGCCAGGGATAAAACACGAGCCTGGTTGCGTGGTAATGACTCCAACTTATTGATAGTGTTTTATGTTCAGATAATGCCCGATGACTTTGTCATGCAGCTCCACCGATTTTGAGAACGACAGCGACTTCCGTCCCAGCCGTGCCAGGTGCTGCCTCAGATTCAGGTTATGCCGCTCAATTCGCTGCGTATATCGCTTGCTGATTACGTGCAGCTTTCCCTTCAGGCGGGATTCATACAGCGGCCAGCCATCCGTCATTC